GTTTAAGGGGATTCTCTCCTTAATGAAATTCCATCAAAATTCACATGAACTATTCCGTAAATGGTATGTTGACGGCAGGATTTATTTCCATAAAGTCGTTGATAGTAAAAGACCACAAATGGGAATGGTTGACATTAGAAATGTTGACCCATTAAAGATTAAGAAGGTCCGAAATGTCGAGAAAGAAAAGGACCCTAAAACTAAAATCGACATAGTAAAGAAAGTGGAAGAATTTTATGTATTCCACGATAAAGGTTTCGATAAAGGTAGTGCCAGTGAGGGGACTACAGTAAGAATCGCACCAGAGGCAGTAAGTTATACAACTTCTGGTATGTTAGACTACACTAAGAATGTAGTTATAGGTTACTTACATAAAGCATTGAAAACTGCAAATCAGTTATCAATGATGGAAGATGCACTTGTTATCTATAGGATATCAAGGGCACCAGAAAGAAGGATATTCTACATTGATGTAGGTAACCTTCCAAAGGCAAAGGCAGAACAGTATCTTGCAGATACTATGAACAAGTATAGAAATAAACTTGTTTATAATGCAGATACAGGCGAAATCAAAGATGATAGACGCCATATGTCAATGCTAGAAGATTTTTGGTTACCACGAAGAGAAGGTGGTCGAGGAACAGAGATTACAACTCTTCCAGGTGGTCAGAATCTTGCAGAGATAGAAGATATAGAATACTTTAAGAAGAAACTATATCGTTCTTTAAATGTGCCTATCTCTAGACTTGAAGCTGATAATGGTTTCAATATGGGTAGGGCATCTGAGATAAGTAGAGATGAACTTAAATTTAATAAGTTCACAAAGAGATTACAAACAAAGTTTGCAAGACTCTTTACAGACTTACTTAGAACACAACTAATTTTGAAAAATGTTGTGTCAGGAGAAGAGTTTGATAGTTTTAAAGATTTTATATATTATGATTTTGCAACAGATAATCACTTCCAAGAATTAAAAGAGGGAGAGATTATAAGAGAAAGATTAGATATTCTTTCACAGGCAGAATCGTATGTTGGGAAATATTTTTCTGATGCTTATGTCAGAAAACATATTCTTCATTTCTCAGAGGACGACATTGAACGAATACAAGGTGAAATGGACGGCGAAGGACATGAAGATGACAGTGATGGATTTTAGAGGATAATATGTCAGAGATAAGTAAAAAAATAGTAGACCAGATAGAATCTGGAAAATTAAACGATGCCAAAGATGCAATAAATCAAGGCATAAAACAAAAGGCTGCTGATGCTGTCGATATGAAAAGAGTCGAGATGTCAGTAGATTGGAATAATGGCGAAAACTTGGGAACAGATAACATCGATTCTGAATGAGGCAAAGTTTAAACTTCCTCGTGGTCAGAAAGAAGTTAAGAAATCTACTGAAAAAGTAGGTGGTAAAACGCTGGATGTAAGATACGGCGAAGATAAACGAGGAAAGATTTATGTCTATATAGATGGTGTTTCTATGGGAGACCCATATAGAGATATGAAAGCCGCAGACAAAGAAATGAAAAATATTAAATCTGTTATGAAACAATTAGGTGAAGAGAACATTTCAAAAGAAGAAATATTGAATGTCATACAGGAGACAAACAAATGAAATTAATATCAGAATTTAACGATTACCAAGTATCACCAATCATCGTTGAAGAAAACGAAAAGGGTGAAAAAGAACACTTTATCGAAGGAGTGTTCATGCAGTCAAATATAAAGAACAGAAATGGCCGTGTATATCCAAAAGAGGTCATGAAAAAAGAAGTAAACCGATATGTAAAAGAGTTCGTAAACAAAGATAGAGCATTCGGTGAGTTAGGACATCCTGATGGTCCAACAATTAATTTAGACAAAGTATCTCACATGATTACCAAATTAGAAGAAGATGGTGATAATTTCATGGGGAGAGCAAAGATTTTATCAACACCAAACGGTCAAATAGTGAAAAATTTGATTAATGACGGTGCAAAACTAGGGGTATCATCAAGAGGTTTAGGTTCGCTTGAACAACGAGGTGGTGCTCAATATGTTAAAGATGATTTTCAGTTGGCTACTGCCGCTGATATTGTCGCAGACCCTAGTGCTCCAGAGGCTTTCGTAGAAGGCATTATGGAAGGAGTCGAATGGGTTTATGAATCTGGTATCTTAAAAGCAAGGGATTTTGAGTCAATGCAGAAAGAATTAAAGTCTGCAAGACTTAATAAACTTGAAGAAACCAAATTAAATTTATGGAAAAAGTTCGTAGAGAACCTATAATATATAAATAAAAGAGTTAAGCTAAAACTCAAACAGGAGAAACAAATGGCAGATTTAGAAAAAAACCTAGAAAGAGCAATCGCAGAGGCTATGCAGCCGAATTCGAAAGCTGAGAAAGGTGACTCAAAACCTGTTAAGCAAGGTTCATCTGATGCCGCTAAAATTGAAAGTGGTAAAGGTGAAGTCGTCAAACCAGAAGAAAATCCTGTTGACAAAGCAGTTGCATCTATTAAGAGTGCAGAGAAAGGAACCAAAGAAGTTAAGGGCGATGCCCAACAGAAAGGTGAATCTCCTGCCGAGAAGCAAGTAAAGTTGAAAAAAGTTTCAGAAGAAGAAGAATCTGATAGTGAGAATACTATAGAAGAATCTGCTCCTTCTAAAATGGAAAATATCAAGGCTATGGTCAACACTATGAAGGATATGAGTAAAGAAGACCTACAGGCAGTATATGTCGAAATGGTTGAAGATGCTCAAGAGGTTGACGAATCCTTGACTAAAGCAGAAATCGCAAGAAACATTGTAGAATTCTTAAAAGGTTCTACAGAAGAAGTAGTCGCAGAACAAACTTCTAAACTCGATGAATTACAATCAAGTAAAGATTCAGAAGTAGAAGATGATGAAGAAGACGAAGATGAAGAAGAAGTCGCTGAAGAAGACGACAAAGAAGAAGATGAAGACGAAGACGAAGACAAAGATGACGAAGAAGTCAAAGAGTCTAAGAAAGTTGAGTCTGAATTAGTTGAGATGGAAATAGAAGACGACCTAGAAAAAATCTCAGAAGCACTTGACCTATCAGAAGAAAATTCTGAGAAAGCAAGAACTATCTTCAAGGCCGCTGTATCATCTAAAGTTTCTGAAATCAAAGAAGAATTAGAAAAAGACTATTCACAGAATTTAAAAACCTCAGTAGAGAAAATCAAAGGCGACCTTAGTGAAGCAGTTGATAAGTATCTATCATATTGTGCAGAAGAGTGGACGAAAGAAAACGAACTTGCAATCGAAAGAGGTTTGAGGTCAGAAATGACAGATAACTTCATTGATGGACTTAAAACATTGTTCGTAGAACATTATGTTGAGATTCCAGAAGATAAGTATAATGTTATTGATGAACTCGCAAATCGTCTTGATGAGATGGAAGATAAACTAGACGCTGAAGTATCTAAAAATATGGAAGTTGTTGAAGAGAACGACCAACTCAAAAGAGGCAATGTGGTTAGAGAGGCATGTAATGACCTAACTGAATCACAAACAGAGAAGATGATTTCTCTTGCAGAAGGTGTTGACTTTACAAGTTCAGAAGACTTTGCTGACAAAGTTGAAGAACTTAAAAGTGCATACTTTCCAAAGGACGAAAACATCGCAGAAGAAACTGTAGTAGAAGAAGGGACTGGTGAGTTCGCATCTGATGATGAGAAAATCATTGACCCTGCTATGAATCAGTATTCATCTGCAATTAGTAAACTAAACCCTTTATAAGGGATAATTAATAGGAAATAAAATGTTTTTATCAGAAAACTTACAGGAAAAGTGGGAGCCTATTCTAGAGCACGGAGATTTGCCAAAAATCGAAGACAACTACAAGAAAGCAGTCACAGCAGTTATCCTAGAAAACCAAGAGAAAGCGCTTGCAGAAGACAGAGCTACTCTTGAAGAAGCTGCACCTATTAATGCTACTGGCACAGGAATTAGTAATTGGGACCCAATCCTAATATCACTAGTTCGAAGAGCCATGCCAAATCTCGTTGCTTACGACATTTGCGGTGTTCAACCGATGACTGGTCCTACAGGACTTATCTTCGCTATGAAAGCAAGATACCAAGATTATCCATCTGGAACAAGATTAGCACAATCAGAAGCTATGGGTGTTAATGAGCCAAGAACTGCTCATTCAGCCGCTGCTAATACTGATAACGCTGGTGTTGATTCAGACCCAGAAGGCGACCCATTTGCAGGTTCATCTGCATATCAGAACGCTACTTCTACAGGGATGAGCACAGCTACAGCTGAAGCTCTTGGCGATGCCGCTAATAACGCATTTGCTGAGATGTCATTCACAATTGAGAAATCAACTGTGACTGCTGTATCCAGAGCATTAAAAGCAGAATACACTCTAGAACTTGCACAAGACCTTAAAGCAATCCACGGTCTTGACGCTGAATCTGAGTTAGCAAACATTCTTTCAAGTGAAATACTTGCAGAGATTAACAGAGAAGTTGTAAGGGAAGTAAACAACCAAGCAAAAACTGGTGCAGCCGCAACAGCATCTGCTGGTACTTTCAACTTAGATGTTGACGCTAACGGAAGATGGTCAGTTGAGAAGTTCAAAGGTTTGTTATTCCAAATCGAAAGAGAATCAAATACAATTGCAAAAGAAACAAGAAGAGGTAAAGGTAACTTTATCCTTTGTTCTTCTGATGTTGCATCTGCTCTTTCAATGGCTGGTGTATTAGATTACGCACCTGCACTTAACACTAACTTGAATGTTGATGACACAGGCAATACTTTTGCTGGTGTTCTTAACGGAAGAGTTAAAGTATATGTTGACCCATATGCTGGTGCAGACTACATGACAGTTGGTTATAGAGGTTCTAACCCTTATGACGCTGGTATGTTCTACTGCCCATATGTTCCATTACAAATGGTTCGTGCAGTTGGCGAGAATACTTTCCAACCAAAAATCGGATTCAAAACAAGATACGGAATGGTTTCAAACCCATTCGTAGGTGCTACACCTGCTAACGGTCTTGCTTCCGATGGAACAAACCAATATTACAGAAAAATGGTAGTGTCTAACATTATGTAATTTCTGTATAATCGAGTTTTTCGATTTAAAGGGGTCTTTTTTAAGACCCCTTTTTTTATGCACTAAATACTAATGTATCATTAAGATACAGTCATAAACACACATACACACAGGAGGAAATTATGACAACAGGAAAAAGCGGGTTCGAAATCAGAGCCGAATTACTAAACCAAGCACAAGGTCTCTTAGAGGGTAACATCTATAGAGAGAACGAGTCTATTGGTATACACAACGATAACTTTCCTAATGATAAAAGAACATTAGGCAATCAATTTGTTTCTACAGAAGATGTTATATCTACTGCAAGACAACTTAATGAATTTGTAAACGAGAAGTAATCTATTAGGGGACTTCGGTCCCCTTTTTACATAAATAGTGGTATGGCTTATAAATCAGATATAAACAAATCGATACTAAACAGAAATAATTTTAGACTATTAGTAGATAAGATTCCTACTGTAGAGTATTATGTTAGAACAGTAAACATACCAGGTGTTCAGTTTGGAGAAACAGTTCAGTCCGCTGGTGTTGGTCTTGATGCATTTTTTCCAGGCGATAAGGCGACATTCGATACACTAGAAGTATCATTCTTAGTTGATGAAGACTTAGGAAACTTTATAGAGATATACAATTGGATAGACTCTATAGTTCCTTTAAGCGACCCAGCATTGTATGGTTCATTCACAGGAACTGCAAGAGATAATAGAAATCGTTTGGCATCTGTTGATAATGACCTAAATCAATACTCAGATATAACATTAGTTATCAATACAAATAAGAATATACCTAACAGATATATAAGATTCCATGATTGTTTCCCTACTGCATTGGGTTCAATTGAATTAGAATCTGGTGCTGATGCTGAACCAGCATTAGTAAATGTATCATTTAGATTCTCATACTACGACATCGCAACCAAGTCTTAAAACCCCTATAAATATATTATATCCTATGATATAATGGTACATTATGAATCTAGAAGAATTGAAAGTTGAGTGGGAGAAGGATTGTCAAATTGATGATATAGAACTAGATAAATCATCATTAGAGGTTCCAAAACTCCATGCAAAATACTCAGACGAATTAACAAGTAAAGTATTATTACTTAAAAAATATAATAAAGACTATAACGAGTTATTAAAGTATAAGTGGTTATGGTTTACAGGAAAATTAGATGATGATACAATCAATAAATTAGGTTGGCCCAAAGACCCATTCGATGGTCTTAAAATAATGAAGAATGATTTTAATTACTTCTTCAATTCAGATAAAGATTTAGTAGAACTAAAATCAAAGATAGAATATCTAGAAGTCACGGTAGACTTTATCAAAAGATGTATGGACAACATAACATGGAGACACCAAACGATTAGAAATACAATCGATTGGAGAAAATTCATGGCAGGTCAATAATGATATTAAGAGAGTATTGTGTTATCTATCCAGAATATTTTACTCCTAGAGAAGTAGAAATTATACATTCTGTAGCAGATACTATAGAACTGATTCCAGGTATGGTTGGAAATATACCAGATGACCCCGATGCACCAGATGGCGAAGACAAAGGCACTAATGATAATTTTATTAGACAATCAGATGTCAAATGGATAGAACATAATATTATGCCACAAGAAATACAAGATAAAATTAGAGATGGTGTAAATCTT